CTAAATGATGTAAAACTAAAAATTGAACAAATTATAGGTGAAGATGTTATCATACACTTTGATTGTAGGAAAGGTGCAAATCATTTGAAATTAGACAATTATGGTGTCTATATGTGGGTAAATGAAAATATTAATCACCAAGATTCTAAAAGGCTTTATATGTCAAAATTTGAAAGAAATGCTGAAATTCCTTAAAAGGGGGTTAAAGGAAAAAATCACGAAAAATCGTTATAAAGAAGAAAATCTTTATATCATTATCAAAAAAAAATTCAATTGAATTTTCATTGCGTTCAAACTTTTGTTCATTTAACTCTTTATAACAATTCAACCATCTTTTATTTAATGTGTTGATTAGATTTTTATATTTTAGATCTGTTATTCTATTAAGTATATATTCAAAATTATCAAAATTAGGGAAACATATATCCCTTTTTTTAATGTTATCACATACACATCTAATACGTAATCTTTCAATTTCTTGCGATGTCAAATCCATTGTAATAGTTTAAAATACATATTTTTTTTGAAAAAAAACGCACAATAAGTGCGTAGGGATTATATAATCACAAATCAATCATAATAGACGATAGCAATGTAACAATACCCTTTTCTTGAAGTTCGTCATAATCTCTTTTCATATCTTCGATGTCAATAAATAGATCTTCAAAGATGAAATTTTTAAGAAGCAATTCAAAAGTACCTCCACATTCTAGAAATTCACGATACGTTCGTGAATATTTGTACTTATCATAAGCAAGTGTTCCTCGTGAATTATTAGTACGGAAACGCAAAATATCGTAATCGTGAATAGATTCGTAGCCAAAAATCAATCGAAGTAGTTCAATCTCATCTGTAGAAAGGTCACGCATTTTATAAATATTCTTTATTTGTTTAACACTACAAAATATCATAAAACTTTTGAAAACATTTTTAGAAATATTATTAGGAATTTTAGTTTCATAATGAATTTTTCAAGTATTTTATATAAAATTCCTTATAGAGATTTATAAGTTTGTGAAGAACACAAATCTAAAATTATTATGTGTGTTTAATTTAATAATAATGCTTTTTAAATTTTGTAAGAAAAATCCTAAAACAATTGCGTTAATTGTTTTTGTATTATTATTATGTATCGTTATTATATATACAACGATGATGAACCCACGTGAAACGTTTTCTAATCCCACAAATGAGGTTAAAACACAAAAAGAGATTGATGCTGCTATTAAGAAATACGATTATGTACTCATTAAATATCATGCGCCTTGGTGCGGATACTGTAAAGAACTTTCGCCGATTTGGCAAAAAATAATTAAAAAATTTGACGAAAAAACTTTAAAAAATGATAAAACAATAAAACTTATTTCGTTAGATTGCGAAGCACACCAAAGACTTGCTAAAAAACACAAAATTGGGGGTTTTCCAACATTGAAACTTTTTAAGAAAAAGAAAATTATTGAATATGAAAACAAAAATACTTATTTTGAAATTTCAAAATTCATCAAGAACCTTCAATAGGAGTTTCAGTTGTATCATAAGCCGGTTTGAAGGTTAGACCGTGTTCAGTCGGTCTGTATCCTTTTAAAATTTCTGTGATTTTTTTAAACTTTTCTTTATACCAAGTTTGTTTTTCAGCCCAATTATTGAAATCCTTTGTTGATACAAAAATTTTGTCGCTAATTGGCTCACCATTTTTCTTAAACGCTTTAAAATGACCTTCTTTATTTTCTTGGGCTTTTCTTAACTGGTTAGCACTATTATCTTTTCCATTAGAAACATCGTTGCCAAGATAGAATGTCCCCCAAATATTAGAATTTTCTTCACCATTTTCACTTTGTCTTTTAACTAATGGATGTTTAAGCTCACCATCACGATGGCAAAGCTTTAATCCATCTTGTATTCCATTTTGTAATTCTTTAATTTTTTCAATTGAGGCAAACCAATACCACATAATAGTATATATGGCGAATCCGTTGTAATGTCGTCCTTTAACTTCTTTAACCCATTTCCCATAAGATTTTTCCCCACATTTTTTCATAACTCTTCCACAATTAGATATAGCTATTGGTATTTTGTTGTCTTTACCTTTATATAATGCTTTAATCTCTTTTTTATGTTCTTCATCTAAATCTTTATAAAATGTCCATATTTCCTTTACATCATATTTCTCAATTACATATTTATTATTAACACGGTCAAGTCTCCATTTAGTTATATAAAGGTCTTCTTGTGATTTAATATAACTTTTACTGTATGTAAATGTGTATTCAGTATATCCATAGACAGATATTCGTTCTCCTCTTAAATATTCTCCAATACGGGTTGATAAACTCTTAATCTTTGTTTCATATTTTTCATCAGTTTCTTTTCCTTTATAAATTACAGTCGCACATTCTTCGGAGTTTTTGTATTCAATAATATCTCCATTATCATCTGTTACATCAACACCATCTTTTTTGATGGATACAGACTTTGAGTGAGTTTTACTATTTTTTTCATTAGATTCAGCACTATTTTTTGTGTTAAAATGACCTGTACGAGTAGTATTTTCACCATTTGAAACAACTTCAAGAAGATTTGGATGACAACGTCTGCTAGAACCTGGGCCTAATAGATGGTCTACTGAAACCTTATTTTTTCTTAAATTTTCAAAGAAGAACCTCCAATTAAAATACGGATAGAGACTTACAATAAACATAATGTGAAGACGAACGATATTTGGATTGTCTAGTTGTTTACCGTTAATTGCATAAATTTTTGTTTTAGCAGATTTACCACCTAATGTCTTACCATCACTATTATACAATTCACCAGTAGCAATTTCAAAATAATATCCTTTAAGTTCTATAAGTTCAAATGTAATGTTACCCTTTTCATCCTTTTTGATAATATAATATAGTGCTGGGACATATTTAATACCACGATAATATCCTTCGAAATGTGGAATAAATGGGAATTTGGTGGAATAAAATACATTAGTTGGGTCTTCAATAGTTTTTTGTTCACGGATTTTTACATATTTATTGAAAATAACACCATTTAACTTTTTTATTTCTTCATTATCATCTTGTGTTTTTAAATAAGTTCCTTTCTTACCTGGCTCGAAATTTCTGTAATCAATATTCATCATAATATAATATACAATTTTGTAACAAAAATTTCCACACATTTTTCAAAATTTATTTAGGTATTTGAAGGAGATTTGTAAATTGTCATTTGTGATGAACACAAATCCTTATGAATTTTAATTAGTAATTTATTTTGAATTGATTATATTTACAAATGTCATTAAAATTCCTTTTATTTTTTCAAAAATATTTCTAAAAAAAACATATAAAAATAACGTGATTGAAAGTTTTAAGTTTTTACAACAAAACATGATGAAATATAGTGTTCAGATTCTCAAAAATATTCTTATCGATATTCTCAAGTCTAATGACGTTTCAATTGATGACCATTATTTTCCTATTCTCGATTATGTAGCTCATCTTGCAAATTTCCAGTGTGAATCCAATAATTTTCATATGATTTCTTGGAAACATACTTGCTCAGTTTATCTTGAAAGTTTTATGAGTGAAGAAATCTCTGAAAAAGTTACTAAGAAATTTGTCGAAGAATCTGAAAAACTTGTGCCTCAAATTGAGACGATTCTTGACATTCCAGATGGAACCGGTGAAATTCTGTGTAATGTAGAGTTCAAGCTTGCGTATGGCGGCAAGATTCTTCTGAACACAACTCACTTCCACGTTCGTCGTGGCCGTATCTATGGTTTATTGGGACATAACGGGTGCGGCAAGTCCACACTAATGCGTGCTATCTCTTCGGGTGCTCTTTCGGGTTTCCCTGGTGCTGAGGAGCTTATGAAGCTTCGCGCTTGCTTTGTGGATCACGATATTGATGGCTCCGACGCAAATACACCAACAATTGACTTCTGTCTCAATGAACCAATTCTTGCTCAGCTTGGTCGTGAAAAAATTCACGAGAAACTTCTTGAAATGGAATTTACGGAAGAGTTGATTCAGAAGCCTATTTGTAATCTTTCTGGTGGTTGGAAGATGAAGCTTGCGCTTGCACGTGCTATGCTATTGAATGCTGATCTTCTTCTTCTTGACGAGCCTACGAATCATCTTGATGTTCAGAAACAGGCGTGGCTCTGTGACTTCCTTACAGGAGAAGCTTGTAAAGATGTAACAACTCTTGTAGTTTCTCACGATTCCAAGTTCCTCAATAAGGTTCTATCAGATGTAATTCATTACGAAAATATGCGTCTTAAGCGCTACACAGGTAATTTGGATCAGTTTGTTGAACAGTGTCCTATGGCCAAGGCTTATTTCAACATTCAGGATACAGAAATGAAGTTTACTTTTCCAGTACCTGGTCCTCTTGAAGGGGTCAAGTCTAAGACAAAAGCAATTATCCAGGCCAAGAATATCAACTTCACATATCCAGGTGCTACTAAATCTATCTTTGAAAATGTATCTTGTCAGCTATCCCAAGCATCACGTGTTGCTTGTATTGGCCCGAATGGTGCCGGAAAATCGACACTTATCAAGGTCCTTGTAGGTGAGACAAAACCTGACCCTGGATGTGCAGAAGTTTACCGTCATCAAAATTGCCGTATTGCATATGTTGCCCAGCACGCATTTCATCATATTGAGCAGCATCTTGAAATGTCTCCTGTTGAGTATATTCAGTGGAGATTCTCAGGTGGCCTTGATAAAGAACAACAGGCAATGGAAGCTTCGCAGATGACCGATGAAGAAAAGGCGAAACTCAATCAAACATTTATCGTATATCTTAAGGAGTTGGCGGCAGAGCTTGATGAAGCGGGCAACGCAACAGGAGAACGCCAGATCATCTTCGATAAGCTCGAGCCTCTTCCCGCAGGTCAGAAGCCACCTCCTGTTGACCCAACAAATGGTATTTACTCCGATTCCATCAGAAAAATTAAACATCTTGTAGGTCGCAGGTCTCGTCATGGTTCTTACGAATATGAAGTGAAATGGGCGGATTCTTCCGGTAAGTCTCTTGAAGATACAAAAAATCTTTATCTTCCAAAGGTAGTTCTTGAGTCAAATCACTTCTTCAAATTAATGAAAAAAGTTGATGATAAAATTGCAGCGGAGTCCGGAAATGTCAAACCCCTAACAACAACCTGTATCCAGAAACATCTTGATGATTTCGGTCTTCATGAAGAATTTGGCACATATGGTAAGATGAAAAATCTTTCGGGCGGACAGAAGGTCAAGTGTGTTATTGGTGCTTCTATGTGGTTCTGTCCTCATCTTGTGGTTCTTGATGAGCCTACAAATTACCTTGATCGTGACTCTCTTGGAGCACTTTCAGCGGCTATTAAAGAATTTGAAGGAGGTGTGCTTATGATTTCACATAATGCTGAATTCTTTGGCGATATTGCTCCAGAAATTTGGGAAGTTCCCGGTGATGGTTCGGTTAAAATTTCTGGTGCTGAATGGATTGAAGCTATAAAAGCGAAGGAGTTGGCCGAGGCAAAGGCAAAAAAGAACTCAGCTCCCACGCAAGAAGAAGAGAAATTTGATGCTCTTGGTAATAAGATCGAGACAAAGGTTGCTTCCGCAGATATTGATCGAAAATATGTTAAGACAATTTCAAAACGACTTAAAGAGCTTAAAGACCGTCTCAAAAAGGGAGATGCCAGTGTTGAAGACGAGATTTTTGAACTTGAAGATAAGCTTGACGCGGCAAATGAAATTCTTAAAAAAGAAAAAGATGCCGCAAAAGCGGAAAAAGATGCTTTGAAAAACTTAAAGAAAAAATCAAAAAAGTAAAAAAACCTTTTTATTCCTTTTTGTGGTCCGAAGACTCGTCTTTTGGTTTTTATTTGGTTTTTATTTTTTGAACCTCCTTGTTGAGGTTAAAGTCAATCTTGCTTCCATCTGTTAGACATTCCTGGTACAGACATATCGGCCAAAGTAATTACTAGCCATCTTTACAGGAGTGTACTTGGATTCCGGGGAATCACCACGAATCATGTCTTCCACAGCACGAAAAGTATAGCTGTTAGAATTCAGTCCATTAAAATGGATCCATGGCTCAAGAATAACCTCAACATTATCTCCGGCACAGTCAATCTCAATCGGCAAACTGCCGATGTCATCAATCATATGATACGTAAAAGACTGCCAAGAATTTGGAAGCTTGAAAATCTTAAAATCAGCAGTTCCATCCTTATTGTTCTTAACGTGTGTGTAGTACTTGACGACAGACATCTTTAAAAGTTGATTGTTTGTTGAACTTGTTTGACTTTTTGTTTTTAACTAAAATATATTATAATATTCAGGGTCGTTTTTCAAACATTTTTTACATTTTTTTAAAAAAACCTATTTAAAATAGGAACATATACGTCTTATTGTAACTGTTTTTATATTTGGATATTTAGCATCCGCTAAAAATTCCTCTCTTGTCGGTAACATTGCGCATATCCCAATCGCCAATATTCCTATTGAAGAGATAAGCGCGACGAAACATTTCATACATGCTTTTGACATTAGCAACATTCCAACAGGAAATATCTTGGTTGAAACTTTCTGCGGAATCGAACATTCCTAGCATATTAACAACCTTAGAAACATCCCAATCTCCAATAGGTTGATTGAAGTGTGAAGCACCATGAAACATATCTTGCATTGTAGTAACTTTCGACGTATCCCAACAAGAAATATCGGAATTGAAATTGCTACGATTATGGAAAAGGTGGCTCATACTTGTAACCTCACTGACGTCCCAAGACCCGATTGGACCATACTTCTTTTCAACCTTAGTTGGATTGATAAACCACTTTGTAATGACATGACGAAGCGTGTCATTCGAGAACTTGTGGCCAATACGAGACTTGGAATTAGAGCAACCCATTATAATAATCAAATTTTTTTTTATTTTAACTAAAATATATTATAATTTTCAAGGTCTATTTTTTAACATTTTGTAATTTTAAAAAAATCCAGCATCACCCTGAACTAAATATAACGCAGCAACGAATGAACCTAATCCCATAACATAAACGTGAATCCAATGTGCGGGACAGTTCGATATACCAATCATAGATGCTACTTTACAATGTTTTGAATGAGGAAATAATCCCCAGAATAAAGCATTTATCAATAAAAACACAATAAGAACCTTTTTTAAAGCACTTTTAGTTTTTTCCATTTTATAATTAAAACATATATAATTTTCTACTGCGTCGTTTTTTCTAATTTTATTTATATAATCTTAATATAATATACTAATATAACAATGTCAGACGTGTCATTACTTTTCTATTCTAATAAGTGTCAAAATTGTAAAAAAATAGTTCACCAAATCAATCAAACACCCGTTAGAAACAGTATTCGATTCGTGTGTATCGACGAACCAAAAATTAGAAGTAAATTACCTAGTTTTATAAAAAGTGTACCGACACTTGTAATAGGGAAAACGAATCAGATTCACGTTGGTAATAATATATTAGGATATCTGAAAATGATGAGCTTACAACAAGTGAATAAAGAGAAAAAACAGCCAGATGTACGAACAAAACATGTAAGCACACCCACTGAATCAGCTGGACCGGCTTCATTCTCAATGAGCGAAATGGGTGGGTCTTATAGTGATAATTATAGTTTTGTCGACATCGATTGTGGTTCACAGGGAAACGGAGGCACATCAATGGCTCACAGTTTTGACTTTATTTCACAAAGAGATTTTTCTGCACACCAAAATGATAACGTTCAGAACGTTTCCAACTATGGTTCAATAGAAAAGCCAGAAAATGCAAAAATTGACGAATTGTCAAAAAAAATGGAAGAAATGATGAACAGACGCTCAATCGATGTTCCGCAGACGCCAATGCGGCAGTAGACTAACTATTCATAAATTTCAACAATTCTTTTCACAAAATCAGAACGTTTTATATCATCTTTTTCAAATTCAATTAGACTGATTCCATCTTGAAACATCTTCCAATAGTAAGCAGTGTAATGCAAGTATAATTTTCGCGTTAAATCCGTTAATCCGTCAATATCAGTAGTTAGGTCGCTTTGGTCTTTATCACCAGTTATAATAATTTTAGAATTTTTACCTAATCGTGTTAGCAACATCTTCATTTGTGCTGGCGTGCTGTTTTGCATTTCATCAGCAAGAACTATCGTATTATCGAGTGTAAGACCCCGCATGAATCCTAAAGGAATAAACTCGATTTTATTTTGACAGCATACATGTTTTTTCAAATAGTTTGTCATCGATTTAGAATAAGGTGAAATTTTGTCATTAACATCACCAGGCAAGTAGCCGATTTCTTCATTTTCAACGGTAACTAATGGCTTTGTTAATATCAAATTTTCATATTGTTTATTATGTAGCATTTCAACCGCCGTTTCAGTAGCAATCCAAGTCTTTCCTGTTCCCGCGTACCCGTTACAAATTATACAATCTAATTCTTTATTCATAATATCCTTTTTGTATTTAATTTGTCTTGGTGTTAAAATATTTTCAAATGAATTTA